TCAGCATCAATATTACCTGTAAATGTAGTTACACCAGCAATAGAAACGTTGTCTAAATTTGTATGACCATCTACATCTAATTCTACAAAGTCTCCATCTCCAACAAATGTTGTTGCTGTTACAACACCAGAGATACTTACATTATCAAGGTTAGTATGACCGTCTACATCTAATTCAACAAAGTCTCCATCTCCTATGAATGTTGTAGCGGTAACAACTCCAGAGATACTTACATTATCAAGATTAGTGTGTCCATCAACATCCAAGTCTTGAGTGATGGTTGTAAATCCTGAAATGCTTACATTATCTAAATTTGTATGACCATCAACATCTAGATCACCATTAGCATCAATATTACTAGAAAATGTTGCTGTCTCTGCAACATTCAGTAAATCTAACTCAGCAGTACCATCTACATCTAAGTCAACACCAACGAAAAGAGATGCGCCATTAAAAGTTAAGTTAGCATCTCCTTCAAGTTGTCCATCAGATGCAGGAAGAACAATTCTATCTGGAGTAAGATTTTCTACTTTGAAAGAGTTTGCTCTAGCACCACCATCGATATCAAGTAAACCACTGATAGTAGTCACACCTGCGATACTTACATTATCAAGATTAGTATGACCATCTACATCTAAATCTGTACCAAAGTTAACGCTATTTGAAAATGTCGTTACACCAGAAACACTTACATTATCAAGATTGGTATGTCCATCTACATCAATATTTGCTTGGAAGTCAACATTTCCATTGATTGTAGTTTCACCATCAATAGAAGAATTACCAGTGATTTGAGCACCCCCCGCAAGAACATTCAGTCCTGTTCTAGCAGTTACGATACCAATAGAATCAACGTTTGTTACGTCATCATATGTTAAAGTTCCCGCAATGGAAATATTTGAAGCTGTTACATTTCCAACAACGATATCAGGTGTGCCTGATAGATTAGCAGCAGTTCCACTTGTATTTTGATTACCTGCTATGTTTACACCAGGAAGATCAATATCAGCAGTGCCGTTAAAGCTTACACCGCCAATATTACGTGCGTTTTGTAATTGAGTCGCTGAACCAGCATTACCAGTTAAATCACCATCAAATCCACCCTGAGATGTAGTAACACCCGTATTATGAAATCTATTAGCATCGATTGCATTTACATAAATGTTAGGAGTACCACTAAGTCCGCCAGCAGTTCCTGAGATATTACCAGAAACAGTTCCTTCAATATTACCAACAAACTTTGATGCTGTTATAACACCACTAGCATTGACTTGATCAACTATCAAATTGGTAGTCGCACCAATACCAAAAGTACCAGATTCAAGCTGAATCTGATTTAACGTACTTTGTCCTATTGCGGTATTACCGTCAATAAAATAAAAAGATTGGGGCGGAAAGGACACTGTTTATCTCCTATCGATTGATGCTGTAGATTGAATTATCACCTGGATAATCATCAGATGATTGTCCTTCATACTCTACAATTAATTTCTCTCCGTCTGCTCTCTCTGCATGTACTAAGTAGAAACAATCAATACCAGTTCCATTTCCAGATTTAATTTTGATTCTTCTTCCCCATTCAATTGCATCGACAATTAAATCTTGAGATGATCCAATCTGAGTCAGAGTTACAGTAATTGACTCTGGGTCAACCAATCCTCTCCAATATTCAGGCAATTCAATTACATTACCACCAGCAAGCCTACCTCTATAGTAAACACCAGACTCTGGACCCTCTAGACATACATGTCTGAGTCTATACCCATCTTTTGTAGGATGAGGTATATCAAAGGGTTTTCTACTGGTAAGAGTGATACCAGCAGCACTTACCTGCGATGTAGCAGTAACTGTTTGATTTACTTGAAGATTATCAATCTGTGCATTTCCATGATACCTGGGATCACAAGCATCCTCTGGATAATCATCTTCATCAACATCACCCTTCCAAATATAATCATATCTAGTAGATTTAAGACCCCAACCACCAGCTTTCTCTGAACAGTCTTTACCACCTGAACCTGGTATGAACTCCTCTCCTGCCATTTTTTAAACCTCCCTCCTGTCGTAGTGATAACCCGAAATAGAATATTCATCATTATTTCCAGGATAATCTTCAGGTGATTTACCTTTATATTCTGGAATTAACTTTTCTCCATCTGCTCTCTCAGCGAAAACATGATAGTAACAATTAATCGGCATACCACCTTTTGCCTGTAAATATATGTAGTCATCATCAAGACGTTTGACTACAACATCTTGATGCGCTCCAATCGGTTGTAGTTGGACTGTAATAGAATCTTTATCTATGAAACCTTTCCAATATCCAGGAATAGGAATTTTATCTTTATTCTTTACTTTCCCTCGAATATAGACATCATTATACGGAGCCTCTGGGCAAGTATGCCTCAGTCGATATCCTTTTTTGTTTGGGTGTGGAATATCAAAGTTCTTCTTTGCCGCAAGGATATGTCCACCACAATTTGATATAACATTACCTTGCACCATACAATTACCACCAACAACTACATCCGAGTTAGTGTTAACTGTACCCAATAACGCAGAACTTCCACTCACTGCAAGTGAAAATGAATTAGATACAGGTCCATAACATTGACCACCGAAAATGAATGGCGGTGTAATCATATCGCTATTCTTTGCAGGACCAATCATTACAGTTCCCTGTAAGAATGGAAATGGTCCAGGATCACCAAAAATAGATGGACCTTCAATGTAACTAGATCCTCTAATTTGTGCTTGTCCAACACCTAATGCAAAAGGATTACCTTCACCGACAATTAGTTGTTTTCCTACTGTTACATCTGGAAAATTAGCCATAATTTATCTCCTTAGAATAAAGGCATCTCGCCTTTTTGTTGCGATTCAAAGTCAGTTTCAAATTTACTTCCCTTTAATACTGTTCTACCATCAACCACATCAACGAGTCCACCATAAATGTTCATGAGACCCTCACCAACCATTTCACATATACCATCAGAAACTATTTTTGCTCTACTTTTTGATTGAACAGTAAAGTTTTTGGTATTAAGAGTTATTGACTCATTACCATCGATAGTAACAACACCATCTTTATTCGATTCACCAGAAGCAATGATGTCGATATTTTTACCAACTAATTTAATTCTACCATTTGGCGCATTTAATATTATATCACCCTGCTGAGCATCTACGATAAACGCTGGTGATTCATCAGGAACATCATCACCACATTTGATTTGATGAGTTCCTGGTGTTCTTTGCGTCGTAAATCCTTTACGGAAATCATCAGCATCAAGACTCATGTAGTGTCGATAATCATATCCAGATCTAACCAATACAGCTGATTGGACATCATCTTTATGAAGATGTCCAAACTTTATTTCACCGTCTTTTTGACCATATCGAATTGTATGATAATTTCTTTTCTTACCCATTAGATATCGCGTATAGAAGCGTTAGGTTTACCTTGTTCATAATAACCACTGTCTGCACTAGAACCCGAAGGATCTGGTTTTCCATATCTCTGATTAACACAATCAACAACAGATATAATTCCTCTGTTGTCTCTATCAAGAGAATCGAGTGCAATATCTTCTAGATCTGCCTCACCGATTCTATTCACTTCAAGGACTGGGACTAACTCAGCATTAAATCCCGTAGGAGTATTTATGCGTACATTGGGAGTTTCCCTGAATCCACATCCTGTTTGTTGAACATTTATTTTCTTGATAGTACCGAAAGGTCCTAGTTCTAATTGTAATTTTGCCCCATAATCAGGTTCTAAGTAAACTTCATCATCTGGACCATAATTTGCACCGCTATCTTTAATATGAATAGACTTTAAGCACAATCTAACGCCATACTTTCCATTTCCTGTTGATGGAGAACCTTCAGTGTCTCCACCAGTTCCAAATCCAATATCTAAAAGATCATCTCCATCTCTTGGTGGAGGACACTTTGGTGTTGTTATTGTAACTGTCTCATTCACGGGTTGCAAATCACCAGGTGTGAATATATTCTCTTGAGAAACTCCATCATCAATATCTTTATCATCATCACTTTCTTCAGCATATCCAGTCACAGAAGTTGGAACTTGAATCTGAGATCCTGCAAGAACAGTAACAACATTACCAGGAGGGATTGGTTGTAACCAATTTCCTTCAGGGTCAACAATAAAAGTATCACATCTACTAGCCCACTGAGCACCATTTGCTCCCCAAGATCCATCATTATCTTTTAAGTAATCATAACCAGAATTGATTACAAGTATTTCTTTAACTACATTGCTACCAGATCCTGTCTGCCCTTTAGGCACAACTCTAAGAGTTGTTGTAGTTGTGTCTTCCCCATCACTTGCAGTAAGTATGAAAGTTTTTGGTAAATTAAAATTATCAATAGATATAGTTCCTGATTTTCCTTTACCTGCTATTCCAAAATTATTATTAATAATACTTACTTGCTTTCCTTCTGTAGATTCTATATCCCAAGAAAGAGAAAGAGTCGTACCTGCAGGAGGATTTTTTGGAGTTGCACTTAGTGTAACTATGAGATCATTTCCATCTTCTTCACCTCCACGAGTTTTAGTTATAGAGTTATCATCACCAGTTCCAATAGTTTCAGGTGTATCAGATGCATCAGATGATTCAGACTCATCGTCATCATCCTTAAGTCCTATTACTGCTTGCATGTATGCACCATTTCCAGCCCCAGTAGGATCATCTATTACAATCTGAGGTGGATTATTATACCCATCACCACCATCTACAACTTCAACCGCAAGTATTTCACCATTATCACCAATAACTGCATTAGCTCTAGCACCGCTTCCACCACCACCTACTATTTTAATCTTTGGTGGTCCAGAAGGAATAGGACCAACATTACATCCGCCACCAAACTGACCAAGTGTACTCTTTACACTATCAATAACAGAGTTAACAGAATCAACGGCATTTTCTCCTGCTTCTTTTACCTGTTCACCAACACCCTGAAGAGTTTCAACAGAGTCTGTTATTTGACTTGTTACATTCTTCGCAATAGATTGCAGATTTGCAGGAGCACTTAGAATATCATTCGCATCAGAAAGACCCTTATCAATGCTCCACTCTTCTGTTTCACCACAACTATAATCTTCCTGACAGGTAAATGCTGCACCAAATGCAAGAATATTTTCAACGAAACCAATAACTGCTCCGATAATACCAGATACTCCACCAGCAATATTTCCAATAATGCCCTGCACAGAACTCAATATACCCTGAACCCCACTAACAATATTTCCAAGTACATTTCCTAAAATATTTCCAAGAAGACCTTCAACCAAACACTCAGTTGCATTTACAATTTTATTTGCTAAATCTCTAATAGCTCCACCAATCAATCCTATAAGACCACTAACAACCTTATCAAAGAGACACGAAATAGTGTCCATCACTGTGTTTTGTGCTTTGTTTATCTTAGAGTCTTGATTAGGAATTGCAAGATAATATGCTTTTTTTGCCTCTGCTTGAACCTTATTAATCGTAAATCCTCTAACCTTATTGATAGTGCTCTTTACATATCTTGTTATCTTTTTGGTTAGTTCTCCATATTCTCTATCAATGTCTGCCTGAAGATCTCCAATTTCTCCATTTACATGCGTAACCCATCCGTTTGATAGATTCTGGAGTCTTTGTATTTTCTTTATGGACTTCCTCACATCTGTGAAGATTTGATTCATTCCCTCATTTTTATTACATCTTGAGGGTTGTTTTATAGGACTTGGATCTGCACCATCTTCACTCTTTGATTTACTAGCAGCATCTGATGTTGCTTCTACTGGAGATGCTTGAATAACAGATTCCGAAGGAGCAGCGGGTGCGTTAACTTTTGAAGAAGGTCCAGTGGAAGGTTGTTTGGTTGCAGGATCAATAACCGTTTCTGGTTGTTCCTTAATGTGAGTAATGGGTACTTTATCAGTAGGACCGTATCCATCAAATGGTTGACCTTTATTGCAGTTATCAACACCTCCGCCAGGAACTCTGGGAACAGGACTATATGATGTTTGATTATAACCCAAAACACCCATAATTATGGGTTGTTGAGCATCATTACCATCTAAGAAGAAACCATAGACCATGGCTCCTTGAGTCAAGTTAGCAGACTGACTTGCCCCACCACCTCCGCCGCCAGCGGTGACTGGATACATTACCTGTGCCCAAGGCAAGTCTTTATCCGCTAATTCAGGTTGCCCACATTCAATTTCATGATAACCAAAAATTCTGACTTTAAATCTTTCACCAGGACCATTTGTCTCACCTGTTTCTCTTCTACCTAATTGGTTATCCTGGTAATTTTCTTGTGCAGGAATCTGACCGATCCACCAAATGAATCCATCTCTTCCTAAAAAATTACGTTTTACTAGATCCTGGTCTAAAGCCATCTGTTATTAGTTGTCGTGTGTTTTACACTCGGGTGCGCTAGGTTCTACTTCACAATATAGTTCAAGTGCAGTTGGATCATGATGATCTCCTGCATCAATTTCATCTTTATGATTTTCTACATAAACTTCAAGTTCATGTAGTTCTTCTTCAATGTGACGACGTTGTTGCGGAGAGGTTGTAGGATCTTCAAGGATCTTTTTATCCGCCTTGATGTGTGCTTCGATGTTTTCCATGTTGGTTTACGGTTTACGTTTTTCTGGGAGGGAGTCCCTCACTAAAGTTATACTAGAGTGGCAGTCACTCGGCGTCAACCTGTGACATATACTAGCGATCATATAGTTACCCGAACTTTGTTGATTTGGTTTCTTGTTTTCAGATTCTTGTAAGTCTGGAAACTCACATTGAATCATCTGACCAGCACGCAAATCAAAATCACCTAATATAGTTATATGAGTTTTTATCGAAAACAATTCAGAATACCTCATAGAGGACTGAACTAAGATACTTTCAGCATCAAATTGAGGAGTTTTGGGGTCAGATTTCAAGTTTCCAACCTGTTGCTTCGGTGTTCTTCCTTGTGGTTGAAATCCTGTATCTAAAGTTTGATAAAAATATCTGGTAGGAGGAGTGCCTTCAGTCCACTCAGAGCTTACTAATCCAGAGGCACTATCTGCCGCTTTTGTAAGGTTTTCATCTTGCTCAGTAAGATCATATCCCTTTGTTTTCCATCGAAGAGATATGAGATCAAAGTAAATTGTCTTATTATTATAGGTTCCCATCATCATATTTGAATTCATATCAATATTTTTTTCAACTCTATATGTTTGCACTTTATAGTAATTTTCCTTAGTAAATGCTGTATTAGAGTAAATATATTTCTTCTCAGGTTTTGCTGATAACAATTTATCAACGGATTTAAAATTAAATCCATCATGAGTTTCAAAGAATAAGTATCCAGCTTGGTGTCCTATACCACTATCTGGATTTGCTTTTGCTGCTAACCAAGTACATACTCTGAATGGTTTCCAAGTATTTCCAATAAATCTATATGGTTTTAATGTTTGATCGATATTAAATTCTTTTTTAGTTTCCAATCCATCAACAGTTAAAATTTTCTCAACAGTATCAGAAATCTTTCCAGTATAAGACTTTCTTATTCTTATCTGCTCATTTTTGAGATATTCGAGACTACAGAGTTCTATCTGAAAAACGTCCTTCTGAGTTCCAGGAGATCCTGCAACAACTCTATGAACATACAAACAAGATTCTCCTGTAAAATTTAGATTCCCTTTATTGGGATCAACCATTTGAACATCAACTCTACATCCACCACGAATTGGAAGTCCGTCAACAATTCCATTCATAGGTGCCTTATTTTCTGGATCTAATCCTCCAGTATCAGTAATAACACAGGTCATTGTTATTGCATTAGACAATACATCCTCATAATATCTTATCTCAGGAACCTGCGTTCTAACATCAATAGGATCCGCATCAACACCTTTTGGTGGATATATCTTAAATAATTTTATAGAACCAGTTGCTTGGTTGTTTGCTGTTAAAAGTTTCTTAGCCATTAGTAGAATACAGCTTGAGATACGAGTTCATTAATATCACTATTTAACGATAAAGTGGGGGTAACTTGATTTCTCTTCCCTCCACCAGAACTCTTAGGTGTTGGCGGAGATGACTGTACTGGAGGAGGTATAGGAACTACTATTGGCGATGAAGAAGGATCATCGTATGATGCAGATTTTTCAACATCATACTTTTTAACACTACCACCACCAAAACTTGCACTTCCAGATGCACCATAATCTCCAATAAGATTGGGATTATTCATTGCTTTTGATAAAGCCGCACCAAAAGAATCAGATGAAGATTCTGATTCTTCTTCTTTTGATTTTACTTTAGATCTACCATCTCCTGGTTGAGGAGCACCTACAGACTCACTTTGAGTAGGAGCAGAGAGATCTCCTGATGATGGAGGTGCTGAAGCAATTAAACCACCTCCGGGAGCAGTATAGTTTGAATCTCCCATATACTTTTTAAACTTTGCTTTTCTATCAGCAAGTCCGTTATAACCTCCATTGACGCCATATGTAACTTTTTTTATATCACCTCGTTTAGCTGCGTCACGGTCAACTCGTTCATTCCAATAAGCAATAGCAACATCGGCAGCAACTTTAGGATCAGCCGCAAGTTCTGGATTTTTAATCAGATCTACGCCAACCTTCTTACCATAATGACCATAGTTCCAACGTCCGGTTATTTGGATATATCCTCTTCCTTTAAATCTTTTACCATCACCTGGTTCAGTATTGCCCAGCGTCTTTGATCCTTCATAATCACTTCCATCGTGAATCTCCTCAGCATATTTAAAGTTACCGGTTTCATGTGCCATCTGAGCAAGGAACATTGCTCTCTCGGTTTTATCAGTATATCCTGCTTTATCCATCGCAGTCTTCAAAGAAGACTCATTGAATCCTCCACCCCCTCCACTAGGTCCTGAATCTGTTTTTGCAGGTCCATCTTTAAATTTAGATTTAAACATATTTCTAATTCCACTAAAGGGCATCAACAGAGATGCAAGTAAATCTTGTTTTGTTCTGATTCCATAGTATGTCTCACCATTATCTAAAGGAACTATAGCAACTTCTGCTCCAGGTAATTTCTTTGGTTTACCAATCGGTCCACCCTTGCTTTTTTGTTCAACCTTATCAGACTCATCAGATCTACCCATTCCCATTGCAACTCGGAACATTTCATAAAGTTCTTTACCAAGATATTCACCAATAGCACCACCAATTATACCACCAGCAGCGGCACCAAAGAAAGGAATAGGAATAGCAATTTGTCCTAATATACCTCCAATACCAGCACCAATACTAGAACCAATAGATCCAACAATCGCTCTATCAAGTTTTTCACCAAGAGCCATATCAATACCAATACCAATCAAAGCACCAACAACGGGAATTCTTTTGAATATTTTACTAAATCCCTTTGCTTTTTTTATTATAGATGCAGCAGTTGATGTTGCTGCTTTCTCTGCTGCTTCTTTTGCCGCTACTTCTGCAGTTTCCTTAACCACAATATCTGTAGTTTCTTTAACCACAATATCTGTAGTTTCCTTGACTGCTAACTCCGTTGCTTCCTTAGCAATCTTCTTGGTAGCATTTTTACCTGCTTGTCTAGCAGATCTTTTAGCAGCAGTCCTTACTGCTCTTACAGCACCTCCAGCACCTTGTCCACCTTTTAGAGCACCAAAAGCCGCTCTTCCTGCTCTTGAGAGAAACTTACGGAGTTGATTTGCTCTCTTGAGAAATTGCTTTCCTAAATCTGTTGCACGTTTTACAAGATTTTGTGCAAGTTCCTTTGCAGCGTTTATAGCACCAGATACAATTGGTTTGAGGAAATCAAATAAAGCACCTGCAACACCTTTAAATGCATTAAATATACGTTTTCCTACATTAAATAAAAATTTACCAACACCCTTCGTAATTTTATAGAAAAATTTAAAGGTTTTAAAAATTCCTTTTAGTATTCCTTTACCAGAAGTAGTTAAGTATGCTATAGCATATTTTAGTAATTTCCAACAATTCTGAAGATTATCGGTTATTTCAGTGAAAGCTTTCAATATTGGTTTATGATGCTTCATTATCACTCCCAACAGGGAACCAAGGAACGTAAACAATAAAAATCTCTTTATTGCATCAAATATTCCTGTTTTAGGAGCACCAGGTAATTTAAGACCCTCTCCACCAGAATCTTCTTCAGATTCTAACTCAGCTTCTCTTTGTGCCTTTGCATCTTTTTCCGCTTGTTTTCTTGCTGCTGCATCTGCTGCTTTTTGTTGTGCAAGATTAGAAGCAAGAATATCTTTTATTTTTATTGTAGTAATTTTTATCTCAATTACTTCTGATAGCAAAGAACTTCCACCAGGAGATGGTGTTGCAATAGGAGCGGATGGAGTTGGTACTAATGCACCTGCTGGTGATTTTACTATAGCACTACTTTTTTTACCTAAAAGTTTATCCTTAGATATTTTTGTAATTTTTCCTTTTGCTTTATCTTTAACAATATCCTTTCCTTTACCAACTATAGCCTTCTTTGCAGCACCCTTTGTCGCTGCTCCACCTAATAACTTTCCTGCTGCTCCGAGTAAAAATAAAGCCATAATACTATCCTATTATCCCCAGAATAGATTTAACAGCAGACCTTCGACCCATTTCTCCAGGATTTGTTGATGGAAAACTTACTGGAGGTGTTCCACCACCGCTGCTAGTTCCACCACTCATTGATGGTTGCTTATTATTTCCCATAGGTAAAGGAAGAACTGTAGGACTTTTCTTAACAGGAGCACCAGGAGCTTGTTTTAATGACCCTTCTTTAGAACCAAAGTCTCCCATAACAGAAGCACTACTCATTGCCTTACCAAACTCGGCATCAGACATAGAAGATGATCTACCATCTCCTGGTTGGGGAGCTCCGTAACTAGTTTCACCAGAACCATCAGAAATTTCTGGAGGAACTGATCCTCCACTTTGTCCTAATCTAATTCCAGCAAACCAGGAAGTACCAGCAGAAGAATGCCAGTGTGGACGATAATGGAAACCACTACTTGTATTGTGATCATACTGATGTTTTAATCCATCATCAGCAGCAATACCAACGTGAGTAATTGCACCTTTATTAATATTTCCCCCTTTATCTCTATCTGCTCTCCAAAGAATAATATCTCCTGCTTTAATCTGAGACTTATTAGTAATAACTTTACCCATATCTGTCCCACCAAAAGATGCGGCAAATGATGGAGCATTATATCCAGTTCCTTTGGGTGTATCTAAATCACCAACATCTGTTCTCCTTGTTGCTGCTGGATGACCTGCTGCTGATAATGCTGCACGAGTTGTGTTCGCACATTGATCACCAACACCTCTTCCTTTCCCTAAAACTTTCTTTGCTCCTGCAACAATTCCACCACCAGACATCAAAGATATATCAGTAAGTTTTGCTCTCTGTGGTTTGTTTGTTCCACCAAATGCTTTGTTGACTGCTAATAAAGTATCTACACCCATTCCCTCTGTTGTCTCAGGAGTAAGAACAAATTCATTTGGTTTGAGAGCAGTCAATTGTGTGTCTGGTCCTAAACCAGTTATATTTACACCTGTTTTTTTATCAACTTTACCCCCTTCTGCTGCAAGTTTAGAACTTACATCAATAGATAACGCATCTTTATCTTTTTTAACTGCTCCACCTTTATTCATAGCCATTAATTCATTAATAATTCCACCACCAGACATTGCTTTTATTTCTGGTTGTTCTTTGGGTTCTGGTGGTTCTGGTGGTTCTGGTGGTTTAACATCTGGAGTTTCTACTTTCGGAGAAATATCAGCAGGGTTGGGTGTTGGTGCATCTTCACCATCTTCACCATCAGCACCATCTTGAGGGATAGGTGTCGTCTCTTCCGCTTTCTTTGCTTCTTCCTTTTCTCCAGTTAAATCAGGACCTTCTAGTTCAGGTATATCAGGAATCTTTGGAAGTTCTATTTTTTCAATCTGAGGAGACCCAGGAATGAGAGATAGAACAGAATTTATTCTATCAACGAAGAAATTAAGTCCATTCTGAATCTGAGTAATAACAAAGTTAACAGGTGCTATGAGATTATCATTGATAAAGTTAAGAATACTATTAAAGAAACCAACGACATTATCAACAATATCTTGAATGGGTTGAAGTAATTTTCTTGGATTTTGAATAATTTTCATCAAAGAACCAAGAACACTTCCCAGCAAAGTAAACAGCAAAAATCTTTTTATGGTGTCAAAAATATTTGATAGTGGTTTTGTTACATTTTCTACTGCATCACCAATTCCACTAGAAGCTCCTTCTAATTCTTTTTCCCTTCCTTTCTTCTTCTCTTTTCCTTTTGCAATTCTAGATTTTTCTGCTCTTGTTTTGTTTAGCTCTCCTTGCTTCTTAAGAATATCTGCTATCTTTATTGTAGTCTTTTTGATTATAGTAACTTCTTTTAATAGAGGATCTCCCTTTGTCCTAGATCCTCTTTTTTTTGTACCTGTACCTGTATCTGTATCATCAGCACTGGGTAGCATCTTTTGTCCACTACCAGGTAACAACTTAGATGTGCTAACTTTTCCAGATGATGGTTTAGATGCTGGTTTAGGTTTAATACCAGATGCTTTTATTTTTGTATTTTTTACTCTGAATTTTTGACCTTTATCTTTTCTTTGTACTCTCTTAAATTCTTTAAATACCGCATCAGCAGAACCACTATCACCACCACCCCTCATTCTCTGGGCAGCCATCTTTTCTTTTAATATGGTTACATATTCACCATATGTTAAGTCGCCTGTAAAATCTATTCCCAGTGCTTTTAGCACCGCAGGATCAATGGTTTCTTCTACAAGTCTTTCATCAGAACTTTCAAAGCTACGAGGTTTAACAGTAAGACTAGATTCTTTCTTACCTTCATCTCTTATGGATTTTAGTAGCTCGTCTAGATTCATCCTATCCCGTAGTTTGCTTTAATTTTTCTTCGTCAAGATGCTGTTGCAATAGAGTAACGTAAACGTCTCTCTCCCACGGAATCATATTTTCAATCTCTGTTAATGAGTATTTATGATACTGCATCAACGCAAAATTTAATCTGAAATAACTCATAAGGTCCATGTGGACCATCCCTAGGCGAAAAAAGACGCCAAACCCTCCAACGTTACTTTAGATTTAACACCCGTCTCAGGATTTTTTAACTCTACCTCATGAGAAAGTTTAGGCATGGTAGAGAAGAAAGTCTCAATCTGTTTAAATTGTGCAGAATTCATACCCTCAAGGAAATCCTTCAGTTCCTTATTAGTAACATCTTCCGAAGCCCAAACTTCTTCTTCATTATAAATTTTCTCTACACATCCAGAGATAAGTTCAAAGGATGCATCCATATCAACAGCTTCATTAGGATCAAAATTACTCTTGATAAATTCACTTAAAGAAGGATACTTCATATCCATGAAAAGATCATTACCTAGTTTAATAGTTTTCTCATGCTTTTTATCCTTTTCAATCTTAATATCATCAACATTAATAGTAACCTTTGCCTCGGTCACTCCATCATCAGGACAAATTAAATTAACTTCAATAGATTCCCCAACAGACTTTGCTCTAATATTTAAGAACAAATATTCAATATCAAATGTAGGTAACTTATCTACCTTGATACCTTTTGTTTGAATACAGTTGTTCAACACTTGCTGCACAGCATTTGTGATCTCTTTTGTATCTTCTGTTTCAAGTGCTAGAACAAGTAGTTTTTCTTCTTTAACAAGAAAAGGTCTATATTTTATCTTTTTCTCTGTTGAGGGTAACACCAAATCATATATTGGTGTACTAATTTTAGGTAAAGGCATAATGTCCTAAATCAATTTCATAATTTTATTTATACCCTATTCCTTGATGTAGCGCATATAACTGAAAGAAGCAGTGACCTTTAGAATCTCTGATTGATTGTAAGAGATAGGAATAGATGCAATACTCTGAGGAAATGCATTCAAAAATCTATACCTCATCGCTGATCTATCTTTCGTATTTTTATTAAACTTGGTCAAGAAAATATCAGCCTTGTACTCTTCAGGATAATTCATACGATAGATAGCATTCGGTGCCGTCATACTCCGACGATTCTGTTCTTCATTCTCACCTAAACAAAAACCATGCCATGATTCTAAAAACTCAGGAACTTTATATTTAGAATCAACATAAAAAGTTAAATCAAGAGTGTCGTCAAATATCCTTCTATAGACCATTTTCTCAGTGACTCCATGAAAATCACCAGTCGCTTCATGAGTTGCACTTCCAGATCCAGGAATACTAGCATCAGAACATAATAACCTTAATTTTTTCTGGTCATCAATTCCAGTAAGACTATAAAAAGATTTACCACGCACAGCAGAGGTGCAATCAACTATAAAAACAGAAGATTGTGCTAGGTCTAAAAAATCGCTTTTTATATCTTCATAATCAAAATGGTCTAACGCCGGAAACGCCATTTATAAATATGGTTAACAGTATATATTATGTATAATACATGGGTCAACCATTAAAGAGTAAATATCATCCAGAACGTCCAGAAAAATATGTTGGAGATGCGAGAAACATAATCTGCAGAAGTAGTTGGGAAAGAAAGTTCTGTAGATGGTGTGATTTAAATGAAAATATTCTTAAGTGGGGATCAGAAGAATTCTGCATTCCATATAGATCACCAGTAGATAGAAAAATTCATAGATACTTTCCTGATTTTATCATACAAGTTAGAGAAAGAACGGGTAGTATAAAAAAATATGTAATTGAAGTAAAACCTTTCAAGCAAACACAACCACCAAAGAAAGGAAAAAAATCAAAAACAACATTATTAACCGAAACTAAAACTTACGCAGTCAATCAAGCAAAGTGGAAAGCTGCTGAAGAATGGTGTAAAGATAGAATGCTAGAATTTAAGGTTATTACAGAACACGAACTTGGAATAAAGTACTCTAAATAACTATTACTAAGTGCCTTCACTATTTCTAAATGGCAAAAAATAAATTTCAACAAGCAGTAGCAGATAAAGCATTAGCAAAGTCTGGTTGGAAGAAGAAAGGAGATGGATCAGGTAAGTATGTACTTGGACCAAAACCTTTTAATGGTGAAGTAGATGAACAAGTTATATATGAGGTAGATCCTAAAACAGGAAATGTAGAAGTCTTCAAACAAGCTGGACTTCAACAACTCTTTTTAGCAGATATAAATGCAAAAACTGGATCAGTAACAACAAATAATGAGAATTTTGAACAATTTTATAATAATGAAAAGTCGGCACATAAACAACTAATAGATGATGCAAGACAAGTAGCATCTACAAATGGTAAATGGATACTTGATCAAGATATAGCAAATATATTAGCAGATACAAGAAAATCTCCTTATAAGTCTGCATTAAAAGAAGATCTATTTAATCCAGAAATTCTATTTGGATTAAATAATACACTTCCCTTTAATCCAGATTCACCCGATACTATTAGTGAGGAGAGGTCTGGATCTGATGAAGTTTATGGTTCAGATCCTACTGCACAAACCGACGCTAATAAAGGTCTCAGTCTTGGTAGCAGAGCAAGCAAGGGTTATGCAAGACAATTAGCATATCCCATAAACATGGAGGGAGATAGAATAAAAATAGAAGTAAAAGAATATGCTAAATCTGGTTTAAAATCAGCTAGACAAACTTTCGGATTTGGAAGTGCATCTACAAGACAATCAAAAACGATAAGCACAATATTTCTACCCATTCAAAGAGGTTACGGAGATACTCTATCCTGTAATTGGGGTGAAGGTGAAATGAATCCTCTAACAGCAGCAATGGCTAGTGTTGCATATAGCACTATTGAAGGTGCTGCTTCATCAGGAAATTTGCTGGAAGGTATGTCGAAGGGAATGGGATCCTTACAGCAAGCAGGACAAACATTGCTCGGAGATGAAAAGGGTCAAAATGAAGACATGAGGCAATTTATAGCATCATACTTCACACAACAGGCAATTGGTGGTAATAGTGGGGTTCTTGCTAGAACTGCTGGAGCATCAATAAATAATAATCTAGAGTTATTATTTCAGGGTCCAACACTGAGAGGATTTAGTTTTCAATTCAGACTAACACCAAGATCAGCAGCAGAAAATAAAATAATCAAAAAAATTATTAAAACTTTTAAAGTTTCCATGGTTCCTGAAGCAACTGAATCAAACTTATTTTTACTTTCTCCTCATGTATTTGATATTGCATATATGACGACAGTTGGTGGAAGTCTCGCGCAACAACCATATATGAATAAATTCAAGAGGTGTGCTTTAAAAGATTTTGGCGTCAACTACAGTCCAGACGGATCATATATGACGTATAAAGATGGTGGTATGACGGCTTATGACTTATCAATGACTTTCGCTGAACTTGATCCTGTACTTGCAAATGATTATGAAGGTATAGAAGACGACAAGGAGGGAATGGGATTCTAATGTCTAACTACTTTAAACAACTACCAGATCTTCTCTACTTAGATAGAGAAAATAAAGAAATAAGAACTTATGCTAAGGCAAAGAACTTATTCAGGAGAATAAAATTAAGGTCAATATCAACTGAACAGTTAGCAAACTTTCAGTTCTATAATGTTATAAACGGCGAAAGACCCGATCAAGTAGCATTTAAGTTTTATGATGATCCTAGTTTAGACTGGGTTGTTTTATTAACAAATAATATCATCAATGTTCAAACAGAATGGCCTATGGATAATAAGTCATTTGAAAGATATTTGGAAGATAAGTATGGAGATACTTTATATGATGTAGTAGAGTATCAGTCAAAAGAAATAAGGAATGCCTCTGGAGAAATAATTTTACAAAGAGGAGTAAAAATTCCTGCTGATTATAGTTTCACTTATTTTGATATTGGATCTAATCAATATGAAACCGTGGTTGATATATCACTTGCAGTAACAAACTATATTAAAGAAGTAAAGATACAAAATGAACGTAGAGCAATTAGAATTTTAAGAAAAGAATACATAGATGAACTTGAAAGAGAACTAGAAGAGTTACTACAATATAAACCAGGATCTGCACAATATCAAGGTAAGTATCTAAAGATGGTTGACGATATTAGAATAAACCTATAAAAAAAGGGGTCTTAATGACCCCTTAGAATATTATAATATGTTGCTATTACTAGAAGGGTGAGACACACCCTTTCATAGGTCCATCTCATCCCTCAGCGAGTTTTTGGAAGTAACTCATAGGATCATCATCCTCATCAGAAGAAGGTGTGATATCAGAACTATTAAAGTCACGACCTTCACTCAAAGAGTCAAGTTCATTCTTCATAGACTGAGGCATTGGAGTAGCCTTGCTTTTACGATAAGACTGCTCAAGTTCATCCATAACTGATTCCTCAGTAGTAGGAGTAGGAGCACTAAAAGATTGATAGCGGTCTTCTTGCTCACGAATATTTTCGCGAGCAGATTTCTTACCAAGAACCATATTCATACGCTTTTCAAGGTCTTCATAAGACTTGAACTTATCTGACGCAACCAGGTCTGCGAGCGAATACTGCTTCTTCCAGATTGCTTCCATTGCATCATCATCCTGAAGGAGAGGACCAGGTGCAGCAAACTCAGAAGAGTCATAGTTCCAGTAACCTGCAACCTTCTTCAACTTCAGTTTGAAGTTAGCGCCACCCCAGAAATCAAAGGGGTTGATTGCCTCCTCATCTTCAAACTCAGGTTGCATTGCTTCCATGACCTTATCAAAGATCTTCTTACCAAACTTATAAAGGAAGACTTTGCCTTCGTTATGAGGATTAGCAGGATCCTTCACAACATAGATGTTGGAATAGTAAGAGAGTTTACGCTTCTGCTTGCGGACAGTATCCTTATCAGCATCATTACCACTGTTCCACAGCTCACGATTGTGCTCAGAGACAGGATCCTTACCACCAATAGTGGTCAAGGAGTTCTCAATGTACCAACCACCAGGACCTTGGAAGGCATGGGAGTACATCTTT